AATGGGAGTGAAGTAGCATGAATAAAGCAGTATTAATAGACCCATATGTGGGTGAAATAACGGAAGTAGTAGTGAACGATTGGAGAGATATTTCCAAGCTACTTAAATGTGACCTGTTTTGCAGTGGTGGCTACACGGAGACAAAAGATGCTATCTATGTGAATGATGAAGGTCTTTATACTGAGAATATGTACGTCAAAATTCCAGCTTGGTATCCTGATCCTTATGCTGGTCGTGTGTTGATCTTAGGCGTAGACGCACATGGAGACTCAGCAGATGTAAAGATGTCTGTTGAAGATGTGAAAAAGATTGAGCATGAGTTTCTTAATGCGGCACAAGTGAGGGCTTTGTATGAGTTGTAACAACATGGTAATTCAGTACGTGCCAAGCAAATACCACATGATCGAAATTGAAATGTGTTGCGGTAGCACAGGCGTTCGAGGCGAAGCCTTGTGGTGTGAATCTTGCGAAGGCTCAGAAAGAGTGCGTCGGATCGAAGAAGACAGCGCGGCTGATAACGCATGGCTTCAATCCGCAGGTTGGGGAGAAATGTAAAATGCAATGGGATGAACGAGTTGATTATGCTTTGGAGTCTGGAGCTTTGTTTGAAGCTTGGTTGTGGTCGCTCGATGCGAGCGGTAATCTTGCAGTGGATAGTAAAGATACGTTAGTTTACAAGCACTTAGATGATTATTTTCATGAGCATCTTGTGGGTGATATGGACTCAGATGAAGTCGCTAATCTGTTAGATAGTGTTTTGGAGTCTTATTATAATGGTTAAATATTATACAACTGAGAATCTGATAGAAGAAATTAAAAGTATGCAAGGTGGATATACTTATAATACTGAGATTCTCAACACAATTGCAGTTCGGTTAGAGACATTGCAAGAGCATTTGCAGTGGTCTACTGACCGAGTTGCGTTAGCGGAAAAAGTCATTGGTGAAATGTGTCTACAAGAGAGGGAGTCAAGAGTATGACGCAGGGGAAGAAGTTTGTTTGGACTGAAGAGATAATAGATTATGTTGTCTCTGAATGGCAACGTGATCGGCCTGTTTATATGATTGCTCACCACATTGGTATCACTGATAGATCCGTTCATCGGTGGATTCAAGCTAATCGAGAGAAGTATAAGCTTGACCTTCGTCCCGGAGATCCCGGTAAAACTTTGTTTGACAAGCAGTGGTATGGTCGTGTACCATATCTACATTGGTCTATCACAAGATCATGGGGTTGTCAATGAGTCCGAGTAAAGCGTTCTTGCTTTATGCAGTCATCATTGGATTTGCATTAATCGGGAGATATTTAAATGAGATGCATGGGATGTAATAGAGAGTTGACTGACTTTGAATCGACTCGCCGTTATTCTGACGTAGAAGAGTTTATTGATTTGTGTAATGATTGTTTTCGATGCACTGAAATCAAAGCTATTGAAAGACCAGACTTAATGACGATCCATGATGTGATTGACTTAGAAAGTAATACGTGATACAATATTACTTTATAGTTAATTGCAAGAGTTATTTTAAATCTTATTATCTTTTAGATCTCTTGTGACTAAGGAGTTAAGCATGCTTAAATATGTACATGGTGTTCCTGTTGAGGATTATGATGAAGCAATGCGCGAGCATTTTGAACACACAACATTAGTGGATTGTTGTGAGATTATTAATAAACATGGCTTACAGAAAGTGTTAGCATCTCTTGCAGATTACTGCAATGAGCCTGTTGCACAACATGCCTTGATGTTAATGAGTAAAGCGTACAAGGAGAATGAATTTGCCCTTCGTAAAAATGCACCAAGAATGCAATGATTGCGGATCAAGCGATGCATTGTGTACGAATGATGACGGATGGACTCATTGCTTTGCCTGTGAGGTTCGTAAGCCTCCTCAGAGCGATGATTGGGAGAGAGATAATAGTGAGGTACTTATGAATGCAACAGCGCACGACAGTAAGCCGTTAATAGATTTTGAATCAACCACATATAAGACACTGATTGAACGTGGTATCAGTAGTGAGACTGCTAAATCATATAAGTGTTTGTCAATGGATGGTTCTTATTTCTTTGGGTATACAGACAGTAAAGGTAATGTCATTGCCGAAAAGATTCGGTCACATGATAAGAAGTTTTTTGTCCAAGGCAATTGGAAAGAAGCAAACTTGTATGGACAATCTCTGTTCTCAAAGAAAGGTAAGTTTGTCACGCTTGTCGAAGGTGAGTTCGATGCGATGGCGGCATACCAGATGCTTGGGTCTAAGTATCCAGTAGTTTCTATTCGTAATGGTGCGGCATCTGCAATCAAGGATGTGCAAAAGCAATACGAATGGTTGGATTCTTTTGACACTGTGGTGATCTGCTTCGATGCTGATGAACCCGGACAAAAAGCGGCATCACAAGTAGCTGAACTCTTTGGTACAAAAGCTAAGATCTTTAAGCATCTCGATGGTATGAAGGATGCGTGTGAGTATCTTCAGAATAAAAAGATGAAGGAGTTCTCTGATAAGTGGTGGGCTTCCGAACAGCATGTACCTGACGGTATCATTGTGGGCAGTCAGTTGTATGACGATGTAATGAAACCTCTTGCACCATCAGATTGTGCGTATCCTTTCAAAGGAGTCAATGATCTGACATATGGTATCCGCAAGGGTGAGCTTGTCACTATCACAGCAGGATCAGGACTTGGTAAGTCTCAGTTTGTCAGAGAGATTGTGTGGCATGTGCTAAACAAGACGACTGATAACATGGGGCTGATGTTCTTGGAAGAGTCTGTACGTAAGACAGGTCTATCTTTAATGTCATTGGCGGCTAATGTACCTATCCATCTACCAGATGCCAATGTGACAGAGGAGGAAAAAATAGATGCCTTTAATAAGACTCTTGGAACAGAGCGTATCTATCTGTTCGACCACTTTGGTTCCACAAGTGTCGATAATATTATTAACCGCGTGCGTTACCTTGCCAAAGGATTAGGATGTTCCTATATCTTTCTTGATCACATTAGTATTGTGGTCAGTGCTCAAGCAAGTGGCGATGAACGTAAAGCAATCGATGAGATTATGACTAAGTTGCGTATGTTAGTACAAGAGACAGGCATAGCTTTGATTGTGGTATCACACTTAAAACGTCCAGACTCTAAGGGACATGAAGAAGGTGCGGCTACATCTCTTGCACAGCTACGTGGATCAGGTTCGATAGCACAGTTGTCTGATATGGTGATAGGACTTGAGCGTAACGGTCAAGCTGAGGATGTGACTGAACGTAACACAACGCGAGTACGAGTACTGAAGAACCGATTCAGTGGTACAACTGGCCCTGCGGGTCGCTTGTTATACTCACATGATACTGGTAGAATGAATGAAGTTAGAGAAGAGGAATTATAATGGTAACTGAAAAAGATTTTGAACAGCACCTTGCTGACAACCCACGCATCTATCCAATGTTTGTAGATTTTGCAGTGGAAGCCTCTATGAAGAACAAGCACTACTCTGCTCAAGCAGTCATTGAGCGCATCAGGTGGGAGACTAATGTGCATGAGAATAATAGTAAGTTTAAGTTTAGCCACAATTGGAGAAGCTTTTATGCTAAGAAATTTATGAAAGAGCATCCACAGTATGATGGGTTCTTTAGAACGAGGTCTTAATGAAGGTACTAGTCCTTGATATTGAAACTAACCTTGCCCACGATACCATCTGGTGTTGTGGTTTCAAGGCTGATTGGAAAGTAACTCCTAACCCTGTTGTTACTCAACGTGGTGGGGAGCTACAAGAACTTATCCAAGAAGCTGATGTGGTTGTTGGTCATAACATCATTGGGTTTGATGGGCCACTGCTTTCTAAACTGTGGAGCATTACAATTCCACTACATAAAGTTAGAGATACATTGGTAATGTCAAGGTTACTTAACCCACAACTAGAAGATGGACATAGCTTACGTGCATGGGGTCAACGCCTTGGTAACTCCAAGGATGACTTCACTGACTTTGATGGAGGCTTAACCGATGAGATGGTTAAGTACTGCTTGCAAGATGTCAATGTCACGTATGACTTGTTTAAAAAACTGACGATTGATTTGCGAGACTTTGGTAACTCAGTATGGTTAGAGCACCAGATCGCTTTTCTTATGAAGAAGCAAGAAGACAATGGATTTAAACTCAATGAGAAAGAAGCTCTCTCTTTACTGGCTCAACTTAAAGATCGAATGGCTTATATTACTGACGCGATGCAAACTATCTTTACACCTATTGTGGAAGAGCGTTGGTCAGAGAAGACAGGCAAGAGACTCAAAGACAAAGTTACCGTATTCAATGTGGGCTCAAGACAACAGATCGCCACGAGGCTTCAGATCCGTGGTGTTAAGTTTACTAAGAAAACTGAGAAAGGTAGTATCATAGTTGATGAGGGAACTCTTAAAGCTATTGACTTACCAGAAGCTCAACTGATTGCTGAGTACCTAATGATTCAGAAAAGAGTTGGGCTATTGGAGTCATGGATTGATAGTCTCAAAGACGACAATAGGGTACATGGTAGAGTGATTACCAATGGTGCAGTTACTGGACGTATGACACACCAGAAACCTAACATGGGACAGATACCAAGTGTGTCCTCTGAGTATGGTCAGGAATGTCGAGAGTTGTGGACTGTTGATAATGGGAATGTACTTGTAGGTACAGACTTATCTGGCATTGAGTTGCGCTGTCTTGCTCACTACATGCGAGATGATGAGTGGACTCAAGAGTTATTGAATGGTGATATTCATACTAAGAATCAACTGGCGGCAGGACTAGAGACTAGAGCACAAGCAAAGACAATGGTCTATGCGACACTCTACGGAGCTGGCCCTGCTAAGATAGGTAGTATTGTAGGAGGAGGTGCAAGAGAAGGATCAATAATCCTTGACAAGTTTTATAAGAATACACCTGCGTTACGCAAGCTATTAGATAAAGTTAAAGTGTCTTACGGAACCAATGGATACCTGCCGGGATTAGATGGTAGGCGTATCATTGTGCGAAGTGAACATGCCGCTTTAAATAGTTTGTTGCAAAGTTGCGGAGCAATCATTGCTAAACAATGGTGCATTGAAGCGCATGCTGTCTTCAAGAAATTTAGGATACCAGTACGACAGGTTGTGTTTGTACATGACGAGATTCAAATAGAAACAGAGGAGAAATATAGTAAGCAGGTGGCAGAGATTATGATTCAATCTGCCGCAAAAGCAGGAACTGCATTGGGCTTCCGATGCCCTGTAGATGCCGAGTCTAAAATAGGTAAGACTTGGTTTGACACACACTGATAATGTGTGGTATAATATAGTACTTCCAACAAAGGAGAAAAGTATGTCAGAAGTATTTAAGTTAGCAGATGTAGAACTCATGTGGCCTTTCTTGTATGAGCGTAATAAACTGAGTGGTAAGTATCAAGTAGACTTGGTCAACTTATCTGATGAGCAAGTAGCGGACATCGAGAAGACAGGTGTAACGGTACGCTCTGAAGCGAACAAACCAGAAAAAGGTTTCTTCGTAACGTGCAAGTCAACCAACTATGAGATCACACCTTACGATAAAAACGGTGAGGTTATTCCTGCTTCAACTAAGATTGGGAATGGCACACGAGCAAGCTTGATGGTGAAGCCTTACTCTTGGAAGTCACCAACAGGTAACTCAGGTGTGTCTCTAGGGATTTCTAAGTTAGTCATCACTGAGTTAGAAGAGTACCTCGCACCTGATATGGAGTTTGAGAGGTTAGAAGACACCTTGTGATTGCATTAATTGACGGTGACATCTTTTGCTATCGCATAGGATTTGCAACAGACAAAGAACCCGAAGGCGTAGCTATCCGAACGATGGCTAAGGTCTTG